TCCTTATGGGGCCTGCTCTTATACCGAACAAACAAATATATAGAACTAATGGCGAAGAAGAATACAACATCTTCTTTAGTGAAGATACTGTTAAAAAGGCTTCAGAGTTGTTTTTATCAAGAGGTAAACAGAACAATTCAACATTGGAGCATCAAGTAGACATACAAGGATTATCCGTAGTAGAATCTTGGATTATAGAAGATACTGATATGGATAAATCTAAGAAGTATGGTCTTAGCTTGCCTAAAGGCACTTGGATGGTTTCTGTCAAAGTAAACAACGATGACATTTGGAACAACTATGTGAAAGAGGGTAAGGTCAAAGGCTTCTCTATAGAAGGTTTCTTTGCTGATAAGTTAGATGGCCCAAATGAATCTGTAGGAGAAGACTTTTCTTCAGATGAGTTAGATGCTATAGCTACTCTATACGACTTAGAAGATGCTATGCTGTCTTCTTACGGAGAAGAGCTTGAATCATATGCTGACTATCCAGAAAGTGCATCAAACAACGCTAAAAGAGCTTTAAAATGGAAGGAAGAGAATGGGACTTCTTGTGGGACATCAGTAGGTTGGAGGAGAGCCAGTCAACTGGCGAACAGACAACCACTAAGCCGATCAACAATAGCAAGAATGGCATCATTCAAGAGACATCAACAAAACAAAGATGTTCCTTACTCAGAAGGTTGTGGAGGAATTATGTGGGATGCTTGGGGCGGAAGTGCAGGTGTTAACTGGGCTATATCTAAACTTAAAAGCATAGATAATGATTAACGGTTGGGAGATTAGCATAGGGTTTTACCCAGGTATATTATTTGGAGTAAGAAGTTACGATTATAACGAGACAAATACAACCGATCACGTTTTGTATTTGCCTTTTGTAGATTTATGTTTAACAATATATAAAGAAGAGGATGACGAGTAACAACACATCATATAAAGTACACGCACACCAAACTACTGATGCTAAAAGATTAACTTTTAATATAGAAGAAGGAGCTATGGTTACTACTGAAAGTGGTATATGGCAAGTCTATAATGGTGCTTGGAGAAAGATATACCCACAATCTGGAATAGGTAGTGGTTTAGGTTGGACAAGATACGATGACGGATTATATACCGCTGCCAATAAATTAATTTTATTGGAAGATAATGAAATATCTTTGCCTAATAATGCCGCTAATACTTATAGAAGCTACGCAGGAATAGACTACTATAACGGAACAAGAATAACAGCTGATAACTTAAACGATGTTTACATATTGACAGTTGCTTTTAAATGTTCTGCATTAAATGCTAATCAAACATATTTAAGATTACAACTTGATGCACAAAACGGCACACCATACGAAAGGGTTGGAGTAGATATAGCTTTCCCAAAAGGCAATGACATAGAACACGAATTTCACCAAGTTTTTCAATACTATGCAGACCAAAATTTTGTAGATAATGGGTCTTTGTTAAATATTACACCATCAGGCGGTACTGCTAAAATATGGGATATAATATACTTTATACAAAAAACACAATCGTATGCATAATAAAATGAAAGCTACTCCAAGTAGAACAAGTCCAAAGTCATCCAAGAGAGGATGCCTTTGTAAGAACGGAACCTACTCAACTAAATGCTGTAAAGGCAATATGATTAATCAAGGAATAGGAAGTATAACTAAAATATCAGAATAATGTTTAAAAGCAAGAAAAGTAAATCAAAGAAAGAAGAGGCTCCTAAGCCTCTGATTGAAAAAGTAGAAGTACAAGAAATTAAGAAAGATGACGGAGTAAGAGTCATCACAAGAAGCAACGGATAGTTAAAAATATAACAGTTCGTTGTATTTCAGTTATCATAACATATTTAGTAAATAAATAACCCAATTAATATGAACGCAAAAGAAATCGTTGACAAATTCAAGGAGATTCTGCTTTCTAAGCCTGAAGAAGTAGCTACTGAAGCTATTGAGGTTCAAGAAGAAGTAGTTTTATCCGAGCAGGAGCAAGAGGTTTTAGCTGAAGATATGCCAGAAGGTGCGGCAGAAGACATCGTAGAAGATGTTGTTGAAAGCGAAGACAAGTATGCTACTAAAGAAGAGTTGGCTCAAGCAATGGCTGAAATGAAAGCTATGTATGACCAAATTATGGAATCTATGAGTACGGAGGAGCCTAAAGATGCTCCTGCTGAGTTAGCTGATGCTACTGAGTTATCTGCTCAAGAAGAAGTAAAAGAATTAACTCACTCTCCAGAGGAAGTGGTTGGTTCAAGAAATTTAAACTTGTATGCTCAAAAAAGAGCCGCTACTACATTTGACTTAGTATTATCTAAAATCTCTAAATAAACAAAATGGCAACTAACACATCTATCACAACTTCTTATGCTGGTGAATTTGCTGGGAAATATATTTCTGCTGCATTATTATCTGCTTCTACCATTGAAAATGGTGGAATTGAAGTAAAACCAAACATCAAGTACAAAGAAGTAATCAAAAAGATTGCTACTGACGATGTACTTAAAAACGCAACTTGTGACTTTGATCCTACATCAACTGTTACATTAACTGAAAGAATCATCCAACCAGAGGAGTTCCAAGTTAACTTACAATTATGTAAGAAAGACTTCCGTTCTGACTGGGAGGCTGTACAAATGGGAGTATCTGCTTTTGATAGCTTACCTCCATCATTTGCTGATTTCTTAATCGCTCACGTTGCTGCTAAAGTAGCACAAAAGAACGAAACTAACATCTGGTCTGGTACTAACGCTACTGCTGGTGAGTTTGACGGATTAGTAACTTTAATGACTGCTGACGGAGATGTAACTGACGTAGTAGGTACTACTGTTACTGCTGCTAACGTAATTGCTGAGTTAGGAAAAGTTGTTGATGCTATCCCTGCTACATTATACGGAAAAGAAGACTTATACTTATATGTATCTCAAAACGTAGCAAGAGCTTACGTTAGAGCATTAGGTGGATTCGGAGCTTCTGGATTAGGTGCTGCTGGTACAAACGCACAAGGTACTCAATGGTGGAACAACGGTTCTCTTTCTTTTGACGGAGTTAAAATCTTTGTTGCTAACGGACTTGGAAGCAACTACATCGTAGCTGCTGAAAAATCTAACTTATACTTTGGTACAGGTTTATTATCTGACCACAACGAAGTAAAAGTTATTGATATGGCAGATATTGACGGATCTCAGAATGTGAGAATCGTAATGAGGCTGACAGCTGGTGTACAATACGGAATCGGTTCTGACATCGTTCTTTATACTCCTGCATAAGTAACACTTAAATAAAAACAAAAGGGTAGGTAAGCCGTAAAGCCTGCCTACCCTTTTTTTAATTAATCTATAAAATATAAAAACATATGGCCTGCGATTTATCATTAGGAAGAATTGAGCCTTGTAAAGATTCAGTAGGTGGTTTAAACGCTATTTACTTTGTAAACTTCGGGGACTTAGGTGCCATCACTTATGATGTTACCAATACTGATGTTATTGATGCGATTGCTGGAACTCCAAGTGCATATAAATATGACATTAAAGGAACTTCAACATTCACACAAAACATCCAATCAGATAGAGCTACTGGTACTACTGCTTTTGAGCAAGTATTAGAAATTACTCTAAAGAAGCTATCTATAGCTGACCACAACGAGTTAAAATTATTAGCTTACGGAAGACCACAAGTTATCGTTGAAGATTACAACGGAAACTACTTCTTAGCTGGATTAGAACACGGAATGGATGTAACTGGAGGTACTATCGTTACTGGTGGTGCAATGAATGAATTAAGTGGATACACACTTACATTGACAGGAATGGAAAGAGTTCCTGCTAACTTCTTAGGAGATACTCCTACAGCAGTTGGATTTACTGTAGTAGCTGGTTCTTAAACACAGTACTCTTAAACACAGAAGGGGGGAGGGCGAAAGCCCTCCCTTTTCTATTTAAAACAAAAAACATACTTTTCAGTTATCATATTATGATAAGATTACTACCAAGTACAGATGCTCAAACAATTGCAGTTATTCCAAGGGAATTTCCAACTGTAGCTGCATCATTTACTAATGTTAGTTTGACAATAACAGAGGATGGCACAAACAATTCTGAGACTATTACAGATATTGAAGCGACAATTCCAGATAGCAATAGTAATTTCGTATATATGGATATTGCATTTAGTATACTATCTGAGGAAAACGCATATTATTTAGAGTTTACAAGAGGAGGCTCTTTATTTTACAGAGATAAGGCTTATGTAACAAGCCAAACTGATGACGAGATTGTTCACACTATAAATACTAACAAATACAATGAATACGTTGGTAATGGTGATGATGAATATATAGTATTATAATATGAAACACAGAAACGTAACAATACAGCCAAAACAGAAAGTGCAAGGTTCTACAAGGATCGTAAACTTATCTGGATACCAAACACCAACTGTTAAGGAGGTTTATGGTAAAGATTGGGTTCAATATGGCGAAGATAATGACTACTTTGA